TAGAACTGGGGGGACTGGTACCTCTGGTCAAGGTTATCGTGGTGGCTCAGGTAGTAGCGGTAAGTTTGGCGGCGGCGGCGGTGGTGCAGCAGGTGCAGGCTCTAATGCCACAACCTCTGCATCAGGCCGTGGTGGACCTGGCCTTCTTATCAATATAACTGGCTCCAACGTTCGTTACGCTGCAGGTGGTCATGGTAGTGCTGATAATGGTTCAACACAATCTTCAATTGGTGGTTCTATTACTCTCGGTACTAGCGTATTTACCTATCGTAATACAGGTTCCGGTGGTCCAGGTGGTCGGGTATATCCTAACCGTTATGCCGCTAAAGGTGGCGGTAAAGGTATCGTCGTCCTTCGTTATCAAATCTAAAAACTCTTACTCCTTTACAACATCATGATTGAACTTCTTGGTATTAAAGTGACCTATGAGGCACTTGCTTTCTTTGCACTATTTATCGGCTCCGAAATCATCGGTAGTAGTAAACTAAAAGAAAATAGTGTCGTACAAGTTATCCTTCGTGGTATTGAGGCTATTAAACCTCATCGTACTGAAGACGACAAAATTCAACGTATTAAGGACACCTTTAAGTAATTACTATGTCTAATCTTACTTTTACTAAACAAGTTGAACCTCTTGGTGCTCCGGGTCTTGCCCGTCAACTTACTGCTAGCTCTACATCAGCTAATACAGCCTTGAGTGCTGGTGTCTTCCGTATCTCCATTCGTGCTGTTGGTGCTGATATTCGATTTAGTGTTGGTCCTAACGCTCAAACTGCAACCGCTACTAGTCATTTTATTGCTAATGGCGAACGTCTTGATTTTGCTGTACGTAATAACGCTAACATTGCCGTCATTCGTAATGCCAGCACTGATGGAACACTTGAAGTAACGGAGTTGATCTGATGAGGCTGAGTGGAACACAAGCCAGGTCGATCAGTTCCTCTCGTGGTCTTGGCAACCAACTATGGGACTTAGCTGGTAACCGTCCCAGCCTTGACCTACGTTTTGCCGACAACAAGAGCTTGGTTGACGCCACTACTGGCACCACGCTTGTCGATCACACCCGCGCTGGTCGTGCGACGTATGTGGGCAGCGATGGGTTGATTAAGACGGCGACGACGAATTTGTTGCTGCAGTCGGAAGATTTTTTGACTACGTGGTCTAAAAGTGCGGGCGTTTCAGTAACCCTTGATAGCTCTCAAGGCGAACCCTTTTCAGGCGCAGTTGTTAGTCGCATTGATTTTACAGCAGGTAGTCAGGTTCTTAATCAAACACGAACCTATATCAGCGGTACGCATACAGCTTCAATATGGATAAAAGGTGTTGCCAGTGAGACCATCCAATTTGCTGGAGAAACAGGCACATCAGTTGAAGTGGTAACATTAACTGGAGAGTGGCAAAGATTATCTCAAACTTTTACTGCAGTTGCTAGCACTCAGAATTTTAGTATCAATACATTTAACTCCGTAACAGCTCGCACTATTTACATCACCGCGGCCCAACTAGAACAATCCGATACCGTTGGTGAATACGTCAAAACCACCAGCACGATCAACAGTGCTCCACGGTTTGATCATGACCCAACGACTGGCGAAAGCTTGGGGTTGTTGGTGGAGGAAAGTAGGACGAATTTGTTGCTGATGAGTGAGGAGTTTGATGATGCGTCGTATTGGGCTCGCATGGGTGCAGGATTAACGGTAAACGCTATTAACTCACCCACCGGAGTGCAATCTGCAGATTTTCTTGTTCCTGGGCTAGCTGTAAGCGAGCAACGATTACGGCGTGATGTTTCTGGTATATCTTCTAATACTGCATATACGTTAAGTGTTTTTGCAAAGGCAGGTGGGTACAACTACATAGCAATAGATCACGGGGATTATTTTGTTGCAGATTACTATACTTACTTTGATTTGCAGAATGGAGTAGTCGCAACTAACGCCGCAGGAAACACACCGCAGATTACGGATCTAGGAAATGGTTGGTATCGGTGTAGCGTAACGCGAACAACAACCGCTACTCAAACAACAATTAGCGCCAGGTATGCGGCAGTTCAGTCGGACAATGTACTATCTTTTGCAGGAGACGGCACCTCTGGCATCTACCTTTGGGGCGCCCAACTAGAAGCCGGTTCCTTCCCCACCAGCTACATCCCCACCACCAGCTCCACCGTCACCCGCGCTGCTGACGTGGCCTCGATTAGTGGTAGCAACTTCTCTTCCTGGTATCGGCAGGATGAGGGGACGTTTTTTGCAGATATTATAGGATTCCCTATAACATCAGGACAATTTCCTCGCATTTTTGAAGCATCGGATGGTACAAGTAATAACATTATCCGCAGTCAACAGTACGGGGCAAATACAGTACGCAACAACATTTCCGCAGGAGGTTCATTTACTATGGCACAAGATGGTGGAATGATTGCTGCGCGAATCTCAGGAAAGACTGCATTTGGAGTTGCGGAAAACAATTGCGCAATTACAACAAACGGGGGAACTCCTTCGGTGGATAATACAGTAACATTGCCTAGCAATTTGAATCAACTAGGAATTTTGGGCACAACTGGAAGAACATCAATAGCAAATTCCACCATTTCACGATTTACTTACTGGCCCCAGCGCCTGCCCAACGAAACCCTCCAAGGCATCACCCAATGATCACAACCTTTGCAGTCTGCGCTGTATTTGCCCTTTTCCTCACCAACTGGATCTATAGACCATGACCGACGACCTCCTAACACCTCCCCCCATCGGACCATTCTTCCGTTTTCCCGATGAAGCAACTGGTATGGCGTGCCTTCGCGGTGCTGGTTTGACGTATCTCGATGAAGATGACACAGAACACTTCTTTACTGCCTCCCACCATCACGCCCTGGACGTATTGGGCACCATCACCCGTGGCGGTGAATGGGATGACGAAGGCAACGAGATCACACCGCCCACCGTGCTTGACGGCTGGCACGTGAACTACCAAGGGTCACTACCGGATGGCTGGGAGCAGTATGTGGTGACTCCAGAAACACCTGCACGAGTATTTTTTTAAGAACGATGTCTATTAAACTCCTTGACGTAATTAAAAGTTACAAGGGGTTGCCTCATCAAAAACAAGCCATAACTGCCCTTGAGCATCTCTTGGGTGGTTATGGTCTTTCTGATGAAGCAGACTGGGTGAAGCTTTGGAGAACAGCTCCATCTAACCCGGAACCCCAACAATTTACCAATACCTGGGATGGTATTGAAGCTGCAGCACGAGCTTGTGGTGCTAAGTTCCCAGAAGTTGTTGCTGCTCAATGGGCACTTGAGTCAGCATATGGTACTGCTACCAGTGGTAAGAATAACTTCTTTGGTATTAAAGGAACACCTGGTACCATTAAAACTACTTGGGAAGATTATGGTGATGGTCCTGTTACCATCAAAGCTTCCTTTAAAGACTTTGCTACCCCATACGACTGCGTTAATCACCTTGTTACCCAGTGGTATAAAGACTACAAAGGTTATAAAGGTGTCAATCGAGCCACCTCTCGTGAAGACTGTGCATACCTCCTTAAGAAAGAAGGTTATGCAACTGATCCCGTGTATTCACAGAAGTTGATTCGATTGATGGAGCAAAATGATTGAAGCTACTGTTGCTGCAACACTGGCCGTTATTACAGGGTTGGCTGCTGTTACTAACCGCCTTCACAAACGTATTGATGATGTACAAGCTAATGTAACTGCTGTAGATCGTCGTGTAGATACTGCTGAGTTGTCTATGGCTAGGCATTATGTCTACAAGGAAGACTTTGAAAAGGCTTTTGAAAAGATGGAGGACCATATGGTTCGTATTGAAACCAAACTAGACCAAATGCTGATTAGTAATGGCAAAGAAAAAAGCATCTGAGGACATGTTTAACGAGTTACATAATCTCGTTACTACTGAATTCCTTAATCGTATTAAATCTGGTGAAGCCACTGCACAGGAGCTTAAGGCTGCGTGTGATTGGTTAGCTAAGAATGATATCAATGGTGTTGCTATTGAAGGCTCACCACTTGATAAACTATCCACTATCCTACCTAAGGTAGACCCTGAACTTGTCCAACGGAGGCTTTATGGCTCGAAAGTCAAACCATAGTGGCCCTAAATATGCTAATGGTAACTATAAATCTTACCAGAAAGCATATGACTCTTCCGAGCTTCAAATTAGGAAGCGTTCTAAACTTAATAAAGAAAATCGTAAACGTGGTACCTACGGTAACGGAGATGGTAAAGATGTATCTCACAAAAAAGATGGATCTACCGTATTGGAAAAAGCATCAAAGAATCGAGCCCGCGTTGGTAAAGCTAGAAAAGCATGACACCTCTTCTGCCTAGTCCTGATCACTACCTTCAAAACCTAATAACCATGACAAGTCCCGAGGCTAAAAGGCTCTGGAGAAGAGCTATTAAAGAGCACTTTGATTGTCGTTGTGTCTATTGTGGAGAAACTTATGAATTACATGAACTCACTCTTGATCACGTACGTCCTCGCTGCTTTGGTGGTGAAGACCTTACATCAAATTTGGTACCCTCATGTTGGAAGTGTAATCAGGCTAAAGGCAGTCGAAATTGGCTCTCGTGGATGAGAGAAACATTTGGGATTACTCCTAGAGAACATCTTATTTTATCGCATATTAAGTAAATGCCTTATAGAACAATTATGAATGCTATTGGGGGTGCAGCTCGTACAGTAACAGAGTTCTATGAGGACGTTACTGAAACTGTACGTTCAATCACCCCCGAACCTATTGGACAGGCACTCGATGCTTTGGCTGGTACGGTGGAAAAAGCTGTATCTAAAACTCCTATTGGTGTTGCAGAAAGAGGTGCTGCTGCCACAGGTCAAATTGTAACACAATCAACTGGTAATCCAATATTAGGTGGGGCTGTAGAATTTGGGTTAGGTGTGGCAGCAGGTGGTCCTGCAGTTGGGAAAGCATCTAAGCGTGTTATCCCTAAAGGTATGCCTAAACCTAAACCTACTGCTGCTCCTGTTGATATGTCTATGCCACCAGGTTTAGCACCTGCTATGGCTGGTGGGGTAACACCGCCGCCGATGCAAGTACGACCTACGGCAGAAGGAGGTGTTTTTAAATTAACGATCACAGATCCTGAATTTATTGCACCAGGTATTAAACCAGGTATCGCTACAACACCTGCTAATGTTAAAGCCAGGGAGATGCTTGATAAATCAATCAGTAGATTAGATAAACGTAGGGCGCAACTTAACGCTGATCTTGAAAGTGGCGAAGTAAAACGGGGAACTGCTAAATTTGTTCGCCTTGATAAAAAAATTAGAGAAGAACGATACGGAGAAATGTCGTCTTTCTATAATCAATTAGACCAGGATCCACCAGCTTACAACAAGGCCGCTTATAAAAATGTTGACCCAACAGATATAACTAAAAATGCTGAACAACATCATTTAGCAGCTAAAGCTCAGACTGTACCTTTTATTGAAGTTATGCTCGAAGTGGGTGACCCAGATGATTTAGTCGCACTGCACGAGTATTCCCGTATGCTTGGTGTTGTTATGGGTAATTCAAAAAGAAATATGCTTGATGCTCCTGGTCCTATTCACCGTGCCGCTGCCGCTAAAACTGCTAAAGAAAAAACTGGTAACATTCATTCTGCGTTTAGCGTTGGGGGGATGGAGCCTAATAACGCTTATGTTAAACGGCTTTTGCAAAACGCTAAAACCGCTGATGACGTTATGCGTGTCTTTAAACAATACGCTGATGAGTATTTAATTCCTCAACAAAATATTGCTAAAAAGATTGTTCAAAATTATTTGGACGAATACGCTATTAAATTGACACCAGCTCAACGTGTTAAATTTAATGAGTTATCATCAAAACTAAGTAAAGGCTCCTAATTAAAATATTTTTATGAACTCTAAAAACCATACCGGCGCAGCTGGTGAAATGCTAGTTTGCGCCTTTTTTCTTTCTCAAGGTCTAGAGGTTTTCAGAAATGTAGCATCCTCTGGTCCTGTTGATTTAATGCTTCTAAATTTAGAAACAAACCAATCTATTTCGGTTGATGTTAAATCGGTAAGAACCCCTTATGTTAAAGCTGACGGATCTTACAGCATTAAACATCTCTCTTGTCTACGTGATGATGGTGTATGGCAAGTTGCATACGTTCACGGAGAGGCTGCTCCACGCCTTCCTGAGGGCTTTTGGGAGGCTTTAGGTATGGAGACAGCCGAATGACTGTAAAACGCCGTACAGGCAATTCTGAGAGGAGTATTCTTGAATCACTCCAAGATGATTTTAAGCTATTCCTTCAAGCAATCTGGGCTCAGTTAGACCTACCGTCCCCCACAAGAGCCCAGTATGCTATCGCTGATTACCTTCAATACGGTCCTAAGCGTTTGATGGTACAGGCATTTCGTGGTGTAGGTAAAAGTTGGATTACTGCAGCCTTTGTCCTTTGGACGTTGTTTAACGACAAAGATAAAAAAATTATGGTTATATCGGCTAGTAAAGAACGCGCTGATAACTTTAGCATTTTTTGTCAAAAGTTGATTGTTGAGACACCTTGGCTTCAACATATGCAACCTAAAGCAGATACAGCCCGTTGGTCACGTATTAGTTTTGATATTGAATGCTCCCCTCACCAAGCACCTTCTGTTAAATCAGTTGGTATTGGTGGTCAGTTGACTGGTAGTCGTGCTGATTTGATGATTCTTGATGACGTTGAGGTTCCCAACAATAGCCTTACGGAGATGATGCGTGAAAAGCTTCTTCAACTTTGTACCGAAGCTGAGTCTATCCTTACACCAAAGGATGACTCACGTATTATGTACCTTGGTACTCCCCAAACTACCTTTACCATTTACCGTAAACTAGCTGAACGTAACTATCGTCCCCTTGTTTGGCCAGCTAGAGTACCACGTAAACTAGCTAATTACGAAGGTCTTATTGCTCCTCAACTCCAAGAAGACATTGATAACGGTGCTGAATCTTGGAGTGTAACTGATCCTGATCGTTTCGACAATGAAGACCTGATTGAACGTGAAGCATCAATGGGTCGTAGCAACTTTATGTTGCAATTTATGTTGGATACAAGTCTTAGTGATGCTGAAAAGTTCCCACTTAAGATGCAAGACCTTGTTATTACTGCCGTTAACCCCACTAAAGCTCCAGATAGCGTCATTTGGTGTTCTGATCCACGTAATGTTATCCGAGAACTACCGACTGTAGGTCTACCTGGTGATTATTTCTACTCACCAATGCAGTTACAAGGTGAATGGGGTCCATATACTGAGACAATCTGCTCTGTAGACCCAAGTGGTAGAGGTTCGGATGAAACAGCTGCTTGTTTTATCTCTCAACGTAATGGTTTCCTTTACCTTCATGAAGTAAGGGCTTATAGGGACGGCTACAGTGATTCTACACTTCTAGACATCCTTAAAGGTTGTAAGAAATTTAACGTTACTAAACTAGTTGTAGAAACTAACTTTGGTGATGGTATCGTAGCTGAACTCTTTAAAAAACACCTCCAACAGACACAACAAGGTATCGACGTAGAAGAGGTACGTGCTAATGTCAGAAAAGAAGACCGTATTATTGATACCCTTGAGCCTGTTCTTAATCAACATCGCCTTATTGTTGATAAGTCTGTGGTGGAATGGGACTACAACTCGAATAAAGAAGCCGCACCCGAAACTAGACTCCTCTATATGCTGTTCTATCAGATGTCAAGGATGTGTCGGGAGAAAGGTGCAGTAAAACATGACGACCGTCTTGACGCCTTAGCTCAAGGTGTTAAATACTTCACAGATGCCCTAGCCATTTCTGCACAAGAAGTTGTCAAGGAACGTAAACGTGAAGAATGGAACGACATGCTTACCGCCTTTATGGATGACCCCCAATCTGAGACCAATCATATCGTACTTGGTATGTCTTTAGATCAAAAAAGACAAGCTAGAGGAGGTGGTAAAAACTCCATTCCAACATGGGTATAATGGGGGTCTAATCTTAAAAAAGACACAAAATAAGACACAAGTTATACCAAAGGATTTGAACATGGCGGATGAAGAGGGGGTGGTGAAGGGTGGACACCATCTCCGGGGAGGAATCGAGACAAGCTCTCTTCCTCCCTTTTTACTAATGATCAGTGAGGAGGAGCAAAAGACAAACATCTCCCTCTTAGATCATTCTGTAACTACTTCCTTTTAAACTACTTCTTATTCTTTCTTTTAACTAAGACTGAATCTAGTGAGTACTGATTCTCCCAATCCATTTGAATCCTGTCACTACTTATTCTACTGTTAGGTAAAGCTATGAGTAGAACATATCGTAACCAACCATTACGTAATCAATTCCGTCATCCACGTACCTTTAATGAGATACGTGCTAACAGTGATGACTATCGAGATTCCGAGTATTCGGTAAGTATCAGAAATCGGAGTATCCCTACAGCTTACGACGACATCACTGCCACTTCCATTTACCAAAACGATCACAACGTCAAATGACTGTCTTTAATGACCTACAATGGAAACCTATTCCTACATACAACAACTACGAAGTATCCAACCTTGGACAGGTAAGGAACAAAATAACAGGTAAACTTCTTAGCCAAGCCACTAAAAAAGGTAACCATCCGTATCAACGTGTTCACCTTTGTCAAGATGGTAAGGCAAAATATCTACTTGTTCATCGTCTAGTTCTTGAGGCTTTTGTTGGTCCATGCCCAAACGGACAACAATGCTTACACCTAGATAGTAATCCAAGGAATAATAGATTAGATAATCTCAAATGGGGTACACCCGTAGAAAACCACTCCACTATTAATCGTAGTGGTGAAAGAAACGGTAGATCTAAACTAACTACTGATGATGTAGTCTTTATCAGAGAGTATACTGGTAAGTTGAAAGACTTAGTGGATATGTTCAACGTGTCCTACGGTTATATCACTAACATTCGCTCAAACATTACTTGGAAACATTTATGACTCACTCAGCCAAACTTATTTGGATCACCCCTGATGCTGAGAACACTATTGCTTACTGTGCTCGGGTCTCTAACCCCTCAAATCAAACTAATCACGACACAGCACCACGCCTTCTTCAATACTGTATTAACCATCAACACTGGAGTGTCTTTGAAATGGCATCCATGTGTGTAGAAATTAATACTACCAGAAGTATTGCAGCTCAGATCCTTAGGCATAGGAGCTTTAGCTTTCAAGAGTTTAGTCAGAGGTATGCACAAGTTGTAGGTGATCCCGTTATCCCTGAACTCCGTCTACAGGACCATAAGAATAGGCAGAATAGCATTGATGTACTTGAACCGTCTGAAGAGCTTGTAGTATTAAAGTCACAAATTGCTGACTACTTTGATGAGGGTATGGACCTGTACCACCAACTACTTGATGCTGGGGTAGCTAAAGAGTGTGCAAGAGAGGTGTTACCGATGGCTGCTCCTACTAAACTTTACATGAACGGTACCATTCGGTCTTGGTTGCATTATTGTGATCTACGTACCTCTAATGGTACTCAAAAAGAACACGCACAGATAGCAGCACAAGTTCAAGATATCCTCTATTCGGAATTACCAAATGTTTGTGAGGCGATGTGGAACATAAACTTAAGTTAGCTGAGTTTAAAGCACTCTATAAAACTTGGAAGACAGGTGTTCCTCCGTTGGATCACCTTCTTCTTTCCCTTCTTGTCTACCTTGAACGTAAATTAATTAACAATAGAGTTAAAGTAGAGTTAGATGAAGCGATTAAGACGTGGGAAACACTTCAACCACCACCTTCAGTGTCTTTTATTGCCACAGAAACACCGTCAGCCACGTCTACAAGCCTCCCAGAGATGCGTATTACCTCCGCTTGGTATGTCGATAAGGTTAGCGAGCGTAGCGAGCCCCCAGAGGGCATATAAAGGGGCTTTAGATTTTCACCATAAATTTCTGAAGGCATATATCATATAACGCTATCGTGATATCCCCCAATGGGGGTACCACAGTATTGTAATATGTGCCGCTCCGCTCACTTCGTTCGCTCCGCTACGCCGCCATAACGCATGTGTTGTACCGTGATGATACTGTGCAACACTGTGTGTAAGGGAGCGAGCGAAGCGAGCGGCATTATCTATCCTGTTTTGATACGAATTCGTATCGGTATTGTGCGTTGATATGAAATGTTATCGTATATCTATCCTGTTTTGCCTTATTGAGAATGAGTCGCAATAGCGATAGTAAAAACATCTGTCGGCATAG